ACAATATGTTGGACAATTCTGCTTCTGCGTCAAGCCCGTGAATTGCTTTCAAGTCTTGTGCCAATTCAACAGTGTACTCTGCCTTCAATGCTCTTGATTTAGCAGTAACTGTAGTCTTGTCAATTGAGAATGACATTTCATTAAATTGACTTGCAGCTTCCATAGATGCTGTAGAGACTGCATTACCTGTGGTGTATGTACCAAACACTGGGTTAGAACCAGAATGAGCTGGTAATGAACCTGTACCTGGAATAGAACCAGAGAATGAAGTGTTGGCTTCGTTAAACAATGCCTCAACTCTGTTAGTAGTATCATTACGTTCTGTTTTGTAGATTGATCTCATTGCGAAGATCAAGCCTGTTGGGCCAGTCATTGGTTGAACACCGCAAATGTCATAAGCCATTAGGTTAGGCATAGCACGACGAACCAAACCGATTAAGATTGGGTCATATTTGTCGATACCTGCGGTTGCGCTAATGTTGTTTGATGGAGTCTCGAACAATGCTTGACGCTCTTCACGTAAAGATTTTTCTTGGTTCTCTAACAATACAGCTGTAACTTGACGCTTGTAGTTGTCTTTAATTTGTGGCAGGTCTGGATGATCCAGAATTGCTGACCACTTTTGTTGAATATTCTCTGATAAAAACATTTAATGTCTCCTTGTTGGTAACTGTTTGAACTTATAGTTATTTATAAGTTATGCTCTTTTGATTGTTCTTGATAAGGCTTGTGCATAAGTCGAAACAACATCATTGCCTGAATAGACTTCAGTTGGTGCGATTTCTTCTATAAGCGCTTGCTTTGCTGTTTCTTTTGTTACAATAGCGCCGCGTGGGAAATAATTTTCTTTAATAACAGATACTTTTTCTTTATAGAAATCTGCATTATCGAAATCTACACCCTCTAGAAGTTTTGCTAATTTGTTAGCCTCAGTATCTGCTAGATCTTTAGACATTTCCTTAATGATAAGTTTCTTTCTTAGATCTGTTACTTCGGTATTTAAATTAACATTATTTTCCAACTGACTGTTTAGTCCTTCTTCCAACTCCGTTACTTTATCTTGCAATTCACTAATTACATCATATTTTTCTTCAGGCACTTCAATGTAGTGTTCTTTGAATAGGGCCTTTAGACCTGACATGAAATCTTCGGCAATCTCTGAACGAAGACCACTCTCAACAGCCAATTTATTTTCTTCTAAGTAGTTCTCAACAACATAGTTGAGATAAGCGTCAATTTTTTCTACAACGCCTTCGGTATATACTGTAAATTCCTCAGCATATTTTTCTTCTAATGCTGCTGATACTTTTTCCATTTCATTATTAACGCGAGCAATAACTGCTGCTTCAAAAATGGATGTTGCTTTTTCTCTAAAGTCTTCCGATAAATCTTCACCAAAGATTGGAGAAAGATCAATGGGTTCAACAGTAGTTTCTGTTGTCTCTTCGTCTTCCATTTGTTCTTCTTCAGCTACAACTTCAAGATCTTCTTCTTCAGCTTCTTCTTCATGAATACCTGTATTCTGAGGAATTTGGCTTAGATCTTTTACTGTTGTGAAGTTCGGTGCTTGACCAACTGGACCTTTCATTGCAATAGTATTTTTAGAAATACCTTTTGCAGTAATCGCTCCTTGGTTAACATCTTTTTCATCTCGAGTTTCGTGAGATGCGTCTTGCGAATCGCCTTGTCTTGGCTGACTACTATCGCCAGAGTTGGCAGCTTTAATTGTGGAATCTTTTTGCTTGGTAGGAACCATAGCTCCAGCTTCTTCATTAACTGAAGTTTTTGCTGTTACTTTTTCTAGCAATTCCTTAACTTTACTTTCTACTGACATTAGTGTCTCCTAAATGTATTGATGTTCTTCAATTGATATTTATAATTCTAGTTACCTAGACAATTGATTAACAAATTGTTCAAATATTTTTAACTTAACTTCATCCAAGTTTTTCTTAGATGTAGCCCTTATTTGCTTTTGTGCCGCCTCAATGTGGACTGCTTTCCAAATACCATTTTCTAGTATCCATTCTGCAGATTCCATAATGCCTTGAACAAAAGCCTCTGGTGCAGAAGGATCAGCCACAATATCAACGGTTGCTAGATGAAAGTCATCCTGCACTTCGTTAATTCCATTTGAGTTCATTTTTAACGATCCTAGCCCTCTAGTCGATACGCCCAAACGAACCTCATTTTCTATTAAATTTCTTGCAATAACACCCATTGGTGTTTCTAAAATTTTTGCTCTGCCCATCACATCTTTGCCTTCCATCTTTAGGCTAGTGATTAGGTGGGAAACCTGATGTAAGTTTATTGAAGGATTCTCAGGATGACCAAGTTCTCCTAGAGATCTTTTTTGTCCGATTAAATCCTGATACTTACCAACTTCTCTTTCCATGATATTTTTACCATAAGAACGATTGTTTTTATTTGCAGTATCAGATTGTGCAAAAATTCCTTCGATATAGACATTCTTGCCACCGCCTTCTTTGGCTTCAACCAGATAGTTTAAATCCTGTGCTACTTCTTTAATTAGTCTCATAATTGTTCTCTTAATGTCTATTTGCTTGTAAATCTTGAGCAATAAAACCTGCTGGCTTAGATAAAGTCATAAACAATGTTGCGCCGGCCGCGGGCATCGTTACGTAGATATTTGAACTGGCATTTGTAGTATCTGATATACCATATTCTTGAGATAGTCCCCAATTATCTGAACTATATAACATATAAACATTAGCTGCAGCAGTTTGCGGTCTCTTGATAACAATAGGTGCAAAAGATACATCAGATGCAGACCAAACTAAGTTTGTAATAGGTACATTTAAATTAGCTTGTACATCTATAGTATCAGATGATATTGCTAAATTGGGCAAATCTATATTAGTAGAACCATCTCCTACAATTTTAATTATAGTTTGTTGCTTGGTATTTTTAAGTATGGTTGTTGTTATTGGCATTTTATTCTCTTATTTAGAAGTGGGCTTCTTGCCTGTTTGTGGCACGCCCATCTTCTTTTGTAAGTTCTTTAATTGATCTTGATCTGAACCGCCAGTTAACGCTTTGCCAACTTTCTTAGCAACAGTCTTAACAGTATCCATCACTGCTTCATCATATTTGTTATACTTGTCTCTAACTTTATCTAGATCCTTACCTGCGGCCTCTGCATCACGTAAAGCCTTCATACCAGGTTTACCGTATTTCATTATGCCTTTGGCCGCACGGCTCATGGTTTTTGTTTCTTCATCTACTTCAACTTCTTCATTATTTGATTTGCCTTTGGCGCCATAAGAAGCAGCCAAAGCCATTTGAATACGTTTAGCTTTAGATTTGCCAGCAAATTTAGGATTGTCGGAATGCACGAAATCGTGTATGTATGTTCCGGCAGGATCCGAGGCTTTTAGTTTCTCTTCTAAATAACCTTCTCGAAGTTCTTTAAATTTCTTCATGCTCTTCTTGTTCCTGTTCTCTACCAATGTTAGATGCAAGTTCTATTTTCTTTGCATCCAATGCATCAGTAATTTTTGTTGCCATAATTTCATTAAATTTTTCCATAGCATCAGTTTGCTGATTATTAATAATACTATCTACCATGTGATGAATTACTGTTGATTCCATAATTTTTCCTTTACATTATTTATTGCTGTGGCGGCTGTTGATCTTGTCCTGGCGGAAGTTGGTTTGGCGGCATACCCGGCATACCAATTTGCGGCGGTGGAGGTTCAGATTCTATCTGAGTCTTCATAGCTGCAATTTCTTTTTCCGACATTCTTAGTATATTTTTCATAACATAATCTTGACTGTAATATGCACCAACAAAAGGTTGAATTTGAGTTAACAGATCAATTCTGTTTCTCATATTCTCAGCATCTTTCATTTCTTCAAAATACTGATCCTGGGTATATCTATATTGGATTTTATCCTTTATAATAGTCCAGTCTTTATCAGTCAATACGCCTTTTAGTATTAATTGCGTTCTTAATAAATCGCTAAACAATTCATTAAACTTTTTACGCAATCTACCTACAAACTTTGCAAACTTCAACTCATCTCTAGTTATCTCAGTCGCCCTACCAAACGAGATACCTGTCTGTGGTTGCATTCTCGACAAGGGAACATTTAATGCCTGATATAATTTAGTTTGAAAATAGTTTACATCTTCAATCTGGCCTAAATTTTCCCCGCCCTGCAAAGTATCAATTTCTGTACCTCTGCCACCTTCTCTTCTAGGCAACCAAAAGTCCTCAAGTGTAGACATCATCTTACGATCGTCTCTAATTTCACCTGTGTTCGAATCGTACACAATCTTATTTCTATACCGAGCCATAATATCTTTTAAATATTGCTCAGCTTTTAACTTAGGTAAATTACCTACGTCAATATAAAATATTCTTCTCTCCGGTGCTCTAGCTATTCTGTAAATAACTAATGCATCTTCCATCATCTTTAAT